CAGCTTGACGGGGTACCGTTCGTTGATACGTGCAGTTTGCCACATAACGATCCGCATTGCAGCATGTTGTGATAAATTTTCTACAACTTTCGGGCCAAAGATACGGACACGTTGTTTGCCCATTAAATACGTCCACTCTTTGCCGTCATACTTTAGGTCGTAGTACATCACACCGGGCTCACCGGGGCGACCAAAGCCGTCCTTCTGCGTGATAAACCACCCGTTTACATCCACAGTCATCAAGCTACAACCATTGGCAATGTCGGGCAGGATTACTTGCTGACACCTACCCCATAGATCAACTACCTTGTGGTGCACAGAGCGGTATAGGTTCACGATGTCGTATGCACGATCGAGGTCAATGGCCTTCACAGCCGGATCAGTACGCGCCGCGATACGCACCATCTCTTGGAAGCGAGGGGCACCGGCACCGTACTGCAACCCGAGCATGGCGGTCTTGCCCAAGAAACGCTCAGCCTTGTCTGCCTTGGTAATGTCACGGCCAAAGAGCTTGGACGCAAAGTCACAGTACAGATCAACACCATTGGCCAACTTCTCTACCACGTCATCCTGTCCGGCCAAAGCCATCACAGTGCGAAGCTCAATGTTGGACGAGTCACCTACAAGCACGGTGTGTCCGGCGGGGGCAAGCAGAGCGTTACGCAAGCCCGCAGACGGCCCACGCGCAGGGATGTTCTGCCAGTTAATGCTGTTGCCGCCTGAGTACCGGCCAGTGGTTTTGGCACCCCAGAAGTTAAGGTACACCGGCAGGGGGCCACGCTTTGCAGTATCCACGAACTTGAGCGCACGGGTTTCTGCAATGGTGGTCTTGACACCAAGGCGTGCGGCTACCAGTGCCTGAACGCCAGAGTCTTCGTGGTCGAGCAAGTCAGTAAAGCCCTTGTCACTTTTAGCAAAAGCGAAGGTCTCACGCCCTGTTGCGGGGCTTATCTTCTTAGGCGGTATAACGCCAAGCAACTCGAGCTGTTCTGCAAACTTGTCGTTGGACATCAGCGTATCCTTGCCGACAACTAGCGAGCGCATCAGGTCTTCCTTGCGTGCAACTTCCTCGTGGTATAGCCTATCCATCACAGCAACATCGCCCACAAGCATAGGCTCTGTGAACATACGCACAGTCATGTCGATCAAACGAACTTCTAATGGCGGCGTAAAGGCGTCCATCTTCTCACCGATCGCACGGCACAGCCATGTGTCATGCTTGCAGTAATCTGCATACGCCTCTAATTCCATGGGATTAAAGTCTTCTCGGCGTTTGCCTAATGCTTTAACAACCTCAGTGCCCTTCGCAGGGAACCCAAAGAATTTAGTTAAGTTAGCAAGTGAGTGTGAGACTAAATAGGGGTAGAGCATTCGGCTTTGCGGGAGTGTATCCATCCATAGCCTCGGTCGTATACCTAGTCGTTGCGTCAGCGTGTAGCCGTCGAACAAAGTATTGTGGCATCTTACGGCGGAGTTACCCCAGTCGTAGTTGACGTGCATCCACTCAAGAATCTCTGCTTCAGTGCCGCTGAACCATACGGGATCACCGTCATTCTTCGCAACGCATACTCCAATGAATTCAAACCGTTCGTCGGTTATGTACGCATCAGTCTGCATCTTTGACAAACTGAATTGTGCATCGTAGTACGTCTCAATATCTACAGTGAGTATGTCCATTAGTTTAAGTCCATGTTATCAAGTTCTCTGTTGTCCAGAGCTAAGTAAGCGACAGTGTAAATCTGTTCTAGCTTCTGACGCAAACGTAGAGCTTCCTCAGACACAATGTCTAGTCGGTTTCGTAGCAATCGGCCTTCTGCTTGCGAGTCGGCAAGCATCAGCTCAAGTTGGGAGAGGTCACTAGGGATTCTGTACATTTTGGTTTCCTCGGGTTAACTATTTTATCGAGCACGCGTTTAAGTATCTGCACATGCATGATGTTGTTTTTGTTGCGTACGATTGATCTACGCACAATTGCCGCACAGCGTTTACGTTCTATGTCAGTGTCTACTAAGATCATACTAACAACCCCATCTTCTGCAACGCAGCTTGCAAGCCTGCTAATCCGCCAACACGTTGGTCGCCAATAAATATCTGCGGCATCTGACGTGCGTCGGGGTAGTTAGCCACGAAATTAGCAAAGCGATCACCCGTTTCGATGTCAATCTCAGTGAACGGCATATCCAACGAACGCAGAATGAGCTTAGCCGTCACACAGTTAGGGCAATTTTCTTTCGAGTAAACAGTTATGTTCATGTGTTCTTCTCCTTCACCCATGTGCAATCAAAACATATCTTCATCATCCAACGAACAAACCAATTTGGTTCGTATCCTTTTACAGGCCTGTAAGAAATACCTTCTCCTTTACGACCACCAAACAAGTAGCAGACCCATTCAGACCTTTCGGGCACATGAAATTTATACGAGCCTTCAGCTTTGTATTCATCATCAAAGCGAATTGTTCCGCTTATTGGTTTATCCATTGTTCTTCTCCTTGAGTTTGGCTTCTATGGCTTCCAATGTAGAGGCGGCAATGCGGATAAACCCAATGGGTGTTTCGGGATACCAATGTAAAACCCACACACTATCTTTTGCCACAGCCTCATGCCATTCCTCTGGTGAAATAAAATCTTCAGAGTCATAGAACTGCTCAATAGTTTCGTAAACATCACGATGTTCGTTGTGGGATAGGTGTAAACCGCATTTGTGTTCTGGTAACCAATTCATAAATTCTTCTCCTTCAGTTTGGCTTCAATGGCTTGGGCAATATTGACTGCTCGTAATCCTGCGACCATATAGGCATTGCCGTTGTCAACCATGACTGAATTTGTTTTAAACGCATGTTCAATCTCATCATCCGTCAGCCCTACCCATGTGCGCTGTGGTGATGCTTCTTCAATTCTTTGTTTTAAAACATCGGCTCTGTGCATACCAAGTTCATGTGGTTTGACAGTTTCCTGAACCCACTCGGTTTTGTCTAACCACACCTCAAGTGCTTTTTTGTAATTAGGCTCTGGCTGTGCCAAGGCTTCTTTGATGGCAGTGATGGCTTCTACTGCCCATTGTTGATATTCGTAGTCCATTGCTGAAACATGAGCTATTTGTTGTAACGCATCCCATGCAAGGCGTAATGCTTCGTCTTTAGTCATTTGCTTTTCTCCCGCAAACAACTGCATGTAAACCCACTTGCGTCATAGCCGATCCCGTGGCAATACGGGCAGTGTTCATCCGTCACTGCGGGCGGAACGCGGGTAAATAACTTCTTTATAAATTCGTAAATAGCGATCATGAATTCTTCTCCTGTATGGCACGTTCGAGGGTTCGGGCAAACTCTTCCACGCTACCAAACTTTTCTGAGTTGGTATCCCACAAGTGGTAAATCTCTTCTTTGGTCAAGCTAACCCATTCACGCTCGGTCGCCTTCATCTTGTACAGCAGGATAAGTACTGCAACGGTTATCGGTGCAATTAGAAAGTAAATTAAATCGTTCATAGCTTTTCCTTTGTTATCTCAATAATCATAGGGTCTAGTAAATCTCTGGCGTACTTCAGTGCTCTTTTTTCTGCGTCGTCGCCGACAACATACTTTTCAGTAACCCACCTAAAGTCGTACCAACGGCGAGATTCAACAAGCCAATCATCTTCGTACTCCCAATGCCTTTTAATTCGTGCTCTCATTTGCTTACCTCCACAATAGGTTTCATTTTTCGTTGACGAAACTCTTCACGAACAAGCTCAACAGCTTTGTCCATATCTTTTACAGTAATCAAGTCCATCTGCGCGTCATGCAATTCCATGACAAGGTTTAGCGCATTCATCTCAGATGCTTTTAGGATAAACCTTCCCGTCTCAACACCTCGTCTACCAACATCACGTAATGCATCAAGCCCTTCGCTAACTACGTCTGCATATTCTCTTCCAAAACCCAATCGATACAAAGCTTCAGTGATGTTTACTGTGGCGATCAAAGTATCAATGTCAGCACGCGTCGCCAACCCTTTAGTTAAGGTTGACATTGCTAAATGGTTCTTGATCTTGAGATCAACCAAATAGGTATCGTACTTGGCTACCGGTGTCATCCCCTCAAGTACATACCCAATCGGGTTAACCAATACGCTACGAGGTCTATACTTGCTGCGTTTGCGCATTTTCTACTTCATACAACTTGTGAATGTAGTGCAATGCTTTGTTGCCGTCATCGCTTCCATCTTTACGTCCGGCACGCATGGAGTATTTAATGATGTTGCCTTTCAGAAACCCACGGAACTCCTCAGGCGTTAACACCGCGGCCATGACACTCCACGGTTGCACGGGCATGTCTTTGTAGTGCGATCCGCCAATCTGCAAATCGTCTGCGTTCTCGATCATCTCAATCATTTTTCTCATCCTTCCTAATTACCTGTTTAAGATTACGTCCAGTTACTCTGTTCGTCCAACATGACGCACATATCCACCTCGATGGGCTCATCTGCACGCCGCCCTCCGGCGGTCGTACTTCTTCACATTTATTACAAAGTTGTAATCTATGTACGGGTTGTTGGCTACCAATAGCCAAGTGATTGTTTACAAAATTACTCTTCATCATCTTCATCCCAAATATCCTCTGACCATACAAGTATGGGTGTTTCTGGGCCCAAGTAGCCACCTTCGATGTTGAACTCAATATGCTCACGTGCTTCTTCGTGCGACATGCCATCGCGTTTTTTAAGAATTTCTCTGATCTTTTCAGCATCGTAAACAAGTACGTTAACCATTTGCTTGTCTATACGTACATACGCAGGGCCGATAACGGCTTCCTCATATCCCGGATATTTAATCATTGCTGTGGCACCTTCAAAGTTTCTTCTAGGGGTTTCCACCCGAAGCGACGCCATACAGACTGCACATCTGCACCGGCAGTCCAGACAAAACGTTTGTCGTCTGCAGGGATGACGGGGAAGCACACTGAACGAACAGGTATGCCTTGGTGAATGATTGGTTCTGGGTTCATGAT